CGGTCCGCGCCGATGCGACGGTTGGCCAGCGAAGCACTGCGTTCGTCTTCCGACGAGCCCAGGTAATCATGTCTCAGAAGAGCGGGAAGGGGCCGTTCGCAGCCTCGATCGTGCTCGCTGAGGCCGCAGGCCCTACCGTGTTTGCTGGGTTCTCTGACGGCTCTCAGCGCTACCGGTGCCGGGACCATGGGTGCCCCTGCGGCTGGTCGTATGAGTACGCCGAGGGTGAGCCTATGGCCGTGCCTCAGCCAACTCCGCTGATTCAGCTACTGGCTACGTCGGAAGACCAGGTGGCGAACGTCTACCGGCCGCTTACCGCCATGGTCAAGCACGGTTCCCTAGGCGCCATCATGAGCGTGCGCGAGGGGTTCATACGCGTTGGCGATGAGGGCCGCATTGATGTGGTCACAAGCTCCGCGCAATCGCGACTCGGTAACCCCATCACGTTTGCTATTCAGGACGAGACTGGCACGTACACAGCGACCAACAAGATGATCAAGGTTGCTGAGACTATGCGCCGTGGTCTCGCTGGTATGTCCGGGCGCTCGATGGAAACGACGAACGCGTACGACCCTTCCGAGGAGTCGACGGCTAAGCGGACGCATGAGAGCAAGGCTGAGGACGTTTACCGGTACTTCCCGCAAGCGCCCCTGAACTTGTCCTACAGGAACAAGCAGGAGCGCCGGAAGATTCACCGCGCTGTCTACGCTGACTGCCCGCACATCGACCTAGACGCGATTGAGGCTGAGGCCAGCGAGCTTGCCGAGACGGACCCTGCGCAGGCAGAGAGGTTCTTCGGTAACCGCATCGTGGCTGGTGCTGGTGCTTGGCTAGAGCACAACCTTTGGGAGGCTCGCGCCAACGGCTCACGCACTGTGGCGCCTAAGACTCCGGTTGTCCTGGGGTTCGACGGGTCTGACGTTGATGACTGGTCGTCATTCCGCGCTGAGACGCTGGACGGTTTCCAGTTCACTCCCACCTATGGGCCGAACAAGCTACCAACCATCTGGAATCCCGCTGACTTTGGTGGGCAGGTGCCCCGGTTGGAAGTCTCGGCAGCGCTGGACGAGCTAATGCAGCGCTATGACGTCAAGCTTCTGTACGCCGATCCGCCCTATTGGGACTCCGAGGTTGACCAGTGGGCAGCGCAGTACGGTGACCGGGTCGTAATTAGCTGGTATACGCGCCGAGTTGTTCAGATGCACGCTGCTGCGGAGCGACTGAAGACGGACATTGCCAAGGCTGACACCCCGTTTTCGCATGACGGGTGCCCGATCACGTCGGGTCACATTCGAAATGCTCGCGCTGCTGCTCGTCCGCAGGGCCGGTATGTGCTGGCCAAGTCCAGCCAAGACCAAAAAATCGACGTTGCGGTTACTTCCATCCTCGCTCATGAGGCAGCGATGGACGCCGTAGCGGCTGGAATGACGGCGCCTAAGCGCAAGAACTACTACTACTCCGCATAAGGGCCCACCAGGAGGGGGCGAACATGGCCACAGAAGCTGAAGCGCTCCGCCTGGTGGACATCCTTGAGACCGAGCTGCGTAACCGGCGCTGGGAGATAGACCGTAATGAGGCGTACTACCGGGGCCGTCAGCCTCTAACGTTTGCCTCTGACCAGTTCCGCAAGTACCACGGTGACCGCTACAAGGACTTTGCCGATAACTGGGTACAGGTGGTGTCCGATGCGCCGGTTGAGCGTCTCACGGTCACTGGTGTCCAGCCGTCCGGCATGACTGAGGCTGACAAGGAGTCGTGGCGCGTGTGGCAGATGAACGCCCTTGACGCTGACTCTCAGCTTGGCTTTCTCGGGGCCGTGAACAGTGGCCGTAGCTTCGTGCTGGTGTGGGGTAACCCGGACGATCCGGAGACTCCAGAGGTCACGTTCGAGGATGCCTCGCAGTGCATTGTGATGTACGTCCCTGGTTCGCGTCGTAAGCGCCGTGCCGCGCTGAAGCGTTGGGAAGATGGCGGTTTTGATTACGCCACCCTGTATCTGCCGGACGAGGTTTGGAAGTTCCGTCGCGCGCATCTGTCGACCCCCAAAAAGTCGATGGTGATGCTTCAGGCTGACGACGAAATGGACGGGTGGGAGACGCGGGATATGGGCCATGAGCCCAACCCTCAGCCAAATCCCATGGGTTGTGTCCCGATGGTGGAGCTTCCCAATAAGCCCATGTTGGTCTCTGACCCGATCAGCGACGTTGGCGGCGTTGTGGCCATGCAGAACGCTGTAAACCTGCTGTGGGCGCAGCTCTTCACGGCGTCTGACTACGCGTCGTTCCCTCAGCGCATCGTGTTGGGTGCGGAACGGCCGGTTGTCCCTGTGCTGGACGATCAGGGGCAGATCATCGGTGAGCGTCCGGTGGACCTTGAACGGTTCGCTGTAGACCGTGTGGCGTTCTTCACGGGTGATGACGTCAAGATTGATGAGTGGACGGCCGCGAACCTTGAGGCGTACACGAACGTCATTGAAGTTGCGGTGGGGCATATCGCCGCTCAGACTCGCACGCCTGCGCATTACCTGATCGGGTCCATGACCAACATTTCGGGTGATGCGCTGCTAGCGGCTGAGACGGGCCTGATTAAGCGGGTCGAGGAAAAGCAGCTTTGGTTTGGTCAGGCACTGCGCGAGGTGTTCTCGCTGATCGCTCTGGCCCAGGGCAACGACGCTAAGTCTCGTGCGATCACGGGCGGTCGAGTGATTTGGGCAGACGCCGAGTCACGTTCTCAGACGCAGCTAGCGGATTCGCTGCTGAAGCTGAAGACGATCGGTTTCCCGTTCGAGTTTCTGGCACTGCGGTATGGGCTTACGCCTACCGAGGTAGCTGACCTACTCGCCATGAAGGAAAAGGAAATGATGTCGGACCCCATGGGGGCCCTTTCGAACATCATGAACGCGAACGGCGGTAACAATGTGGAGCCTGCGAGCCAGGAAGCACCAACGGGGCCGTGAAGCCCTAGCAGACGCCACCGCCCGAGCCGTTCTCGCTGAGTGGTCCAAGGTCGACCCCAACTCCGTTGCAGGGGACTGGGGTCGACTGCTGCCGAAGGTAACCGCAATGGTTCAGGCGGGGCAGATCAAATCAGCGGACATGACGAACGACTACATGCGGGAACTGATCGGCGAACTAGACGCCGAGGTAGATCCCCATCAGTTCGCGAGTCAGACCCCCGATGGGCGCAACCTTATGGGTGTGCTCGCTCGGGCTATCCCTACCGCGCTGTGGCGCCGTGACCAGGGTGACAACACGCGTACCGCAATGGCTCGCGCTGGTGCCTTCCTGAACATGGTGACCCGTACGGTAATCGCGGATACCGGTAGGCAGGCTGACCAGGCTTCTATGGTCGGCAATAAGCAGGTGACCAGCTATGTGCGCGTGGTGGAGCTTCCCGCGTGCTCTCGCTGCATCATCCTCGCTGGGCGCGAGTACAGCGTTTCTACCGGTTTTCAGCGCCATCCCAATTGTGACTGCACCATGGAGCCTGTTACCAAGCGCAAGGCTGGTTACACGCTCGATGCGCGGGACATGTACGACCGGATGAGCGCTGAGCAGCGACGCAGGGTGTTTGGCGAGGCTGGGGCAAAGGCCATTGATGATGGCGCCAACATCTACAGCGTGGTCAACGCTCGCAAGAGCATGGACAAGGTTGAGATGTTCGGCCGTACGGTGCAAGTCACCTACACAGGTACGGGATCGCGCAAAAAGAAGCGCCCACCCCGGTTGATGCCTGAAGAGATTTACCGCCTTGCCGACGGTGACCGCAACCACGCTATCCGGTTGCTCTACAAAAACGGCTATCTCCGCTGAGGCGCACTGCCCAGCACCTACGAACTTTCGTACCTGACTCGCGCGCAATGCGCATGGAGGCTTCAGCATGCCTGAAAACGAGACTGTCACTGACGAGACCGTGACCGATGAGACTGCCACTGGTGAGCAGCACGGGGCGGGAACCGAGGATGACAGCGAGCCGAATCCGGAAGGTGCCGAGAATCTCGGCGATGCCGGTAAAAAGGCGCTGGATTCCATGAAGGGCAAGTGGCGCGAGGAGCGTACGAAGCGGCAGGAGCTAGAGCAGCGACTCGCCGCACTGGAGAGCGCCCCTAAGGGCGAGAACGAGACTCCTGACGCCGATCAGATCAAGGCGCAGGCTACGCGTGAGGCCCTTTCCAAGGCCAACTCGCGAATCCTCAAGTCTGAGATCAAGGCTGCTGCGGCTGGCAAGTTTGCCGATCCCGCTGACGCGCTGGCATTCCTCGACCTTGACAAGTTCGAGGTTGATGAGTCTGGCGATGTTGACGCAGACGAGATTACGGACGCTATCGAGGAACTCCTAGCCCGAAAGCCACACCTAGCCGCAACGGCCCGGCCACGCTTTCAGGGCACTGGTGACGGTGGCGCAGCGCGCAAGGCGGCTGGACCCAAGCAGCTAACCCGGGATGACCTCAAGCGCATGTCGCCGGAGCAAATCCACAAGGCCAAGGCTGAGGGCCGCCTAAACAACGTGCTCGGCATCAAGTAGCACCAACTACCCCTTTCTAGAAAGGCACTTCCGGCATGGCCGTTGACACTTTCATTCCCGAGGTTTGGTCGGCAGACCTCCTAGTTGCTCTACGCGAAAACCTGGTTTTCGGTCAGGGCGGCATTATCAACCGTGACTATGAGGGCGACATTGCCCAGTACGGTGACACGGTGCACATTGGGCACCTTTCTCGCCCGACGATCAGCACCTACACCAAGAACTCTACGGTCATTACGCCGCAGACTCTGACCACGACCGACGACACGCTTGTGGTCGACCAGGCCAAGTACTTTGCGTTCGAGGTCGACGACGTTGACGCGCGTCAGGTTCGCGACGGTGGGCAGCTTCTGAACCGCGCTGCGAACGACTCGGCGTTTGGTCTGGCTGAGGTCACTGACACGTTCCTCGCTGGTCTGATGACCACGAACGCTGGCAACGTGCTGACTCCGGGCGCCATTGACGCTTCCGTCGAGGGTGCCGCGTACAAGGTCGTTCTTGCGCTGAAGCTCAAGCTTGACAAGTCCAAGGCTCCAACGCAGGGGCGCTTCCTGGTCGTCTCGCCAGAGTTTTACTCGGCGATTCTTCAGGATGTTCGGTTCATCAACGCGAACAAGTACGGCTCGACTCAGCCGATTCAGAACGGCGAGGTTGGTCAGATCCTGGGCTTTACCGTCATGGTCTCGCTGAACCTGCCGCAGGGTACTGCTGGAACTGGTGGCGCCGTTTCCAACTTCGTGGTTGCTGGTCACTCGATCGCCACCACGTACGCGGAGCAGATCAACAAGGTTGAGGCGTACCGTCCGCAGGACAGCTTCGGCGACGCGATTAAGGGTCTCCACCTTTACGGCGCAAAGGTTGTCCGCCCGGAGGCTCTAGCGGTCATGGACGTTGACGTGACCACGGGTCTGCCTTCCTGACCTGACTGAGTGAGTGGGGGTCATCTACGAAAGTTCGTAGGTGGCCCCCGCCCCTTGTCCCTCTTAGCATCTAATGAAAGGTACTACCTGTGTGGAGTACTGCCACTTCCGGCGAACTTGTCAACCTAGGTGCCGCGCTGTATCTGCGCGCTGAAAACCTTGGCGGGTACTACGTCCGCGCTTATGTGGATGCGTCTACATCGTTCACGCTCAGCGGACCGTACGCGGCGCAGGCTGACGCTGTGAGCGCTATGAACGACCTTGTTTCCCACGTCAAGAAGTAACCAATAGAGGAGTAGCGCTCATGGCCCTTGTTGCCGTTGAGGTAGAGAACAAGTCCAAGCAGGTTGTTCGGTTCGCGCTGGAAGAGGACAGCGAGCAGATCGATTACCTCCGCAAGCTTCTGAAGCGTGACGAGCTTGAGCGGGTCGAGGTTCTCAAGCCTTCCGCTCGTAAGCCTGCCGCTTCCGCTAAGTAAGAAGGGTGACCCATGGCGCTCGTTCCGCTGGCAACTGTCGCTGACCTAGAAGCGCGTGGCGTCACTGTTGCTGGGTCAGAGACCGCCGTTGTTTCCACATATCTTGACGTTGCCTCAGCGCTGGTTCGCGAGGCTGCGGGTACCCCGATCACTCAGACGACTAGCACGGTGGTACTTGAGGGTGACCACGATCAGCGGTTGAGGCTTCCTGGCAATCCCGTGCAGTCGGTCACCTCGGTCACTGTCGACGGCGATGACGTCACGGACTACAAGCTAGCCAGTGGCGCTCTGTGGCGCCGTATGGGGTGGCGTGCGGTCAAGTGGTCGTCCTACGGGTGGCGTGCCGACATGGAGCCTTCAGCGGTCGAGGTGACCTACGTTCACGGTCTGCCCACGGTGCCCGCTGACATCATCGACATGGTGTGTCGCCTCGCGGGTCAGGCCCTGGTGCAGTTCCGCGCTGGTGACCCGCTCGCGCGCATGGTCGACATGGAGCGCATCGGTGACTATCAGGTGAAGTACTCCGGGGTCGAAACCGGGATCATGCTTCTGAGTCATGAGCAGCGTGCCCGCCTTGCTGCCCGCTTTGGTGCTGGTCCTGGTGTGGTGGTGAAGTCCCGATGAGTCGTATTGCGCGCATGTTGAATGCGTCCGCTGACGTGTACCGGGACGTGCGTACCTCGGATGGCATGGGCGGTTTCACTACCGTGTGGACGAACGTTGCCACGGTGCCCGCTCGCTTTGCTCAGTCGACGGCTATTGAGCGTGTCCTAGGTGGGCAGAGCGGCGAGAGTCAGACGCACACGGTCTACTTGATCCCTGGTACCGATGTACAGCGCGGTGACCGCCTGCACCGTGGGTCTGATGAGTTTCTTGTGTTGTCCGTCAGCGAACCGAGCATGCCGGGCACGTACCTCGCTGCTAGCTGTCTCTTCCGTCAGGCTGGCCAGTAATGGCGCGCGATGGTTTGCGCGGACTCCGTACGGCCCTTGCTCGTATTGCGCAGCTTCCCCGTAGGGCTCAAAACCTGCGCGCTGAGGCGCTGGACCAGTGGGCCGAGGAGCTACAGAAGACAGCTAAGGAGCTTGCGCCGTTCCGGACTGGTGCTCTGCGTGAGGCCATTGAGACCAAGGTGAATACCAGTAGCGGTAAGGCGTGGGTCCAGATCAAGCCTGGTCACGTGCGCGAGTACGCGTACTACGTGGAAAAGGGCACGAGCAAGATGGAAGATCAGCCGTTCCTCGGTCCTGCTGCCCAGATTCACGCCCGTACTGGTGAGCGCGCTCTACAGCGTGCAGCACCCCGATTCTTCAATAGGTGGTGACCCTTGGCTACTGGTTTGCGCCCCCTTCAGACTGCGATTTTCGCGAAGCTGAACGGTGCCCCTTCCCTCGCTGGCAGGGTTTACGACAAGGTGCCCGAGCCTGCCCCCTACCCGTTCGTCACTATCGGCAGCATTCTCGAAATGCACGACGACACGCACGACGCGCAGGGGCTCAACTCCACTGTGACAATCCACGTTTGGTCTATGGCCCCGGGGTCCAGCGAGATTTACGACTTGTTCTCTGCTGTTGACGCTGCCCTAGATCGCGTGCCGCTGACTGTTGCTGGGTTCTCACAGGTGTACATCAAACATGCCCAGCACCAGACCATTCCCGACCCTGACCCGCGCGTTAGGCACCTGAACGCTGAATACCGGGTCCACATGACAAAGGAGTAACTGAGTGTCTGGTATCGATGCGTTCGGCATTGCGCTCAAGCGTGGCGATGGTGTCACCCCGACTGAGGCTTTCACGGCCATCGGCAAGGTGTCGGATGTCAAGGGCCCCGAGATCAAGCGGGACACCTACGACGTGACCGCGCACGACTCGGCGAACGGGTGGCGCGAGTTCATTGGTGGCCTGAAGGATGCGGGGGAGGTCACCATCACGGTGAACTATGACCCGTCCGTTCATGACTCGCTCGTCGAGGACTTTGAAGACGTCAAGCCCCGTAACTACAAGCTGGTCTTTCCCCAGGCTCTGGGGGAGTGGGCCCTAGCGCTGATTCTGACTGAGTTCTCGCAGGAAGCGCCGGTAGACGACAAGCTGTCTGCCGAACTGAAGTTCAAGGTGTCGGGCAAGCCGACCATTACCGCAGGAGCGTAACCACACATGTACCTTTCCGCTGACGACATTCTGAACGCTGACGACCTTCAGCGCGAGCCTGTTGACGTCCCGGAGTGGGGCGGTACGGTTCTCGTTCAGGGCATGAACGGCACCGACCGGGACCGGTTTGAGGCATCTCTCATGAACGAGAGCATGTCTGCCGTTGCCAAGGACAAGGCCCTTGATAAGTATCGCGCGCGCCTCGCTGCGTTCTGCCTGGTCGACGCGAACGGCAAGCGGCTGTTTCGCTCTGACGCTGAGGTCAAGCGACTCGGCGAAAAGAGTGCCCAGGCCCTTACTCGCGTGGTCGAGGTAGCCTCTCGTCTTTCCGGTCTGACGGATGACGACGTTGAGGAACTGACGGGAAACTAGTAGGCCGTCCAGAGCGGCAGTTTTACTTCCGTCTTGCTGGCCATCTGGGTATGCCCGTGGCCGAGTTGCTCGCTCGTATGTCGTCCAGAGAACTCACTGAGTGGATGGCGTACGAGCGGGTGACCGGTCCCCTCGACGCGAACCAGCGTACGGACATTAGCGCTTCCATCATCGCTGCGACTGTGGCGAACGCGAACGGCGCCAAGCTCAAGGCCAAGGATTTTGTACCCGTGTGGTACCAGCGCGTGAAGACGCCGCAAGAGATCTGGCAAGAGGTACTGAAGGCAAACGCTGCTTTGGGCGGCTCCGTTCGCACATACGAAAGTTCGTAGGTGACTACGGGCAGAAAGGGGGTGTCAGGTGGCCACGCTGGCATCACTAACAGTTCAGCTTGGCATCGACACCGACCGGGTGCAGGCAGGTGCGCGCCGTGCCAGCGCTGCTATCCGCTCCATTGGCGCTACTACCTCGGGCATGACGCGCGACGCTGACGGGAACTGGCGGAGTGTTGACGGGCGTGTCTTGTCCTCGACGCATGCCATGATGACCAACGGGCAGCGTATGCGTGATGCGCTGGGCGGTATTGGCACGGTTATGCGTAGCCTTGGTGGTACTGCCGCAACGCAGATGCGCAACGGCTTGCAGTCTGCTGGTCGTGCTGGCGTAACGACCCTGGGCAACTTGGGTAAGGCGTTTGGCGTGATGAGCGTGGGCGCCGTTGGTGCCGCTGGTGCGCTCGCTGCTGTACCACTGGCCGTGGTTGGCCTAGGTGTGAAGGTGGCAGCGCAGAGTAAGCAGGTCAAGGATGCCTTTACGGGCCTCAAGGACCATGTCACCAAGCAGTTGCAGGGGCTCGCGCAGCCTCTAGTAAAGCCTCTCGCCAATGCTGCTAAGCAGCTATCCGGCATCTTTGATCAGATCGCCCCGCAGTTGGGCAAGATGTTCTCTGCTGCTGCCCCGATGATTCAGCCCCTTGTGGCTGGTGTGGGCAACCTGGTCAAGGGCCTGGTAAACGGCATGCTCCCCGTGATGCAGCAGGCTCTACCGCTGGTCAAGTCCCTCGGGGGTCTGTTCGGCACGCTGGGTACTGCCCTGGGTGGTTTCCTCTCGGGTCTCTCGGGTGGTATGGGCGCAGCCGCAGGTGTGTTCAATAGCCTTGGCTCGGTCGTCGCTGCGTTGCTTCCGACGCTGGGTCAGCTTATGGGGCAGATGCTCAAGGTTGCTGGCCCGATTCTGAGTCAGCTACTGACGGCCCTGGGCCCCGTGATTACGCAGTTGGGCGCCGCCCTCATGCCGATCATCGCTGCCTTGGGTCCCGTGCTCGCTGCCCTGGTTACGGCGTTCCTTGCGCTGGTGCAGGCGGTCATGCCGCTACTGCCTCCGATCAGTCAGCTTGTGGTGGCTTTGCTGCCCGCGCTTACGCCGATCCTTCAGGCCCTGGTTCCGCTGTTCAACGCGCTCGGTCTGATCATTCAGGCCCTGGTGCCGATCCTCACCCCGATCATCACGCTAGTTGCGAAGCTTGCAACGATCCTGGCCAACTACCTTGCCAAGTACATCACTTCGGTCGTGGTACCAGCGTTCAAGGCAATCGCCGCACTGCTGCATGGTGACTTCAGTGGTGCGCTCGGGTATGCCAAGCAGGCTGTTTCGGGTATGGCGCGGTTCGTGCTCAGCATCTTCACGAAGCTACCGGGGCAGGTGCTTAGCGCTCTTGCTCCGCTCGCTGGGAAGGTGTGGTCTGCTGCCAAGTCTGCGGGGTCCAAGCTGGTCTCTGCTACCAAGCAGGGGATCAGCGACGCTATCGGGTGGCTAAAGGGTCTGCCCGGTAAGGCTAAGTCTGCGCTTGGCTCGCTGGGTGGTGTGCTCATGAGTGCCGGTAAGTCTCTGATCACTGGCTTCGTTAGCGGCATCAAGAGCGCGTTCGGTTCGGTCAAGTCGACGCTTGGTGACCTTACGTCTCGGCTGACTAGCTGGAAGGGTCCGGCCCCTCTGGATAAGAAGATCCTGACGCCTAACGGCCGGATGGTAATTCAGGGTTTCCAGCGCGGTATCAAAAAGCAGCTACCGAGCCTGAAGAAGCAGCTAGGCACGCTCACGAAGCATGGGATTCCTGCTGCTACTGAGTGGCGCGCCAATGGTGTTGCCAAGGCTGCAAGCGCTCGTGCTAACCAGGCTATCCGGCTCGATGTCACGGGCTCGGACGCTGAGATGAAGGCCCTAGTTCGAAAGATGTTCCGTGTTGACGGCCGTGGATTTGCTCCGATGGCCGCGCGATAGGAGGTACTGATGGGTTTCCCCGACGATCCGCTGAAGATTGTCACAGAGCTGGAAATTGACGGCATGTGGCAGGACATCTCCGCTGACGTGTATGACCGAGACCCGGTTGTCATCACGCGCGGTAAGGCGAACGAGGGGGCGGCTGTTGACCCTGGGTCGTGTCGACTGACCCTGAATAACGGCATTTCGAAGCTGACGGGGGTTGTGGGTCGTTACTCGCCTCGCAATCCCCGCAGTGACCTTTACGGCAAGTTCGGCCGGAACACTCCGCTACGGGTCAGCGTGCTTGAGGGTGGGGTGTTCCTCGACAATCTGTCTGGTGAGCCTGATCTGACGACGACCCCGGACGTTGCAGCGCTGGACATCACGGGTGACCTCGATATTCGGTGGGAGGGCGAGGCGGATTGGTACGCGTCCGGCGCTCAGATGCTCATTGGCAAGTGGGGTGTTGCGGGTAACCGCTCGTACCACATGCGTATTGAGAACCGCGCTGTCTACCTGCACACCACGCAGGATGGCACGGTTGGGCGAGTCGCTTGGATCACGCTCCCCGAGAACCTCCCCAAGCGTGTGGTCCTGCGCGCCACGTTCGACGCCGACAACGGCTCGGGTGGTGTGACCTTCACGTTCTATTGGGCCGAGTCGTTCACCGGTCCGTGGCACATGATTGGTGTTCCGTCCGTCAGCACGGATGGCACGCTGACTCTCTACTCCAGTTCTGCACCGCTGAGCGTGGCGCCTCAGCAGCTAGACAGCGGTATCGGTGTGCTGCGGTACCCCTTTACGGGGCGCTGCTACCGCGCTGAGGTCCGTTCAGGCATTGATGGCACCGTGGTGGCCTCCCCGAACTTTGAGGCGCAGACAGCGGGCACTGTGGCCTTCACTGACTCCGCTGGCCGTCCGTGGTCGGTCGGAACGGTGACTGAGGACTTTGAAGACACCACTTACAACGTGGCCATCGCCAACGGTGGGAACCTGCCATGGGCCCGTAGCAATGCCCACTACGACACGGGCGCCTGGTCCCTGCGCTCGGGTGCGATCACCAACAACCAGACGTCAGACGCTGTGGTCACGGTGCCCCCCATGGCAACCGAACTGAAGTTTTCGTATTGGACGTCGTCTGAGAACTCTGGTTCTGGGTTCGAGGGTGACAGGTTGCTGGTCCTGGTGGACGGCGTGCAGGTGCTGCGCGCGCAGGGCACTACGCCTTGGACTCAGACGACCGTGGACGTGACCGGTAAGGGCACTGTCACCTTCCGGTATATCAAGGACAACAGTACTTCCGTTGGTGAGGACGCTGCCC